CGAGCAATGTCGGCTCGACCAACGTTGACCATAGTGACGAGACTACTATGGCGGGCGGATCGCAATCCGCAATTAATCATGAAGTTCCATTAGCATCTGCATCTGATGTAGATTCCAATGAAGCTTCTCAAATAAATCTACATTATGCAGATTCTAATACTGGTTCAGTGGTAAGATTTAATCCAATCGCTGATAATACTTTCTATGATGGATACGCTCCAGATATGGACTTGAAGAATTTCTTTTCAAGACCCGTTACAATCAAACAATTTGATTGGGTTGAGGATGCATCATTAACTCAAGTATTTCAACCATGGCGATTGTATTTTGATGATGTTCGTGTAAAGAAGAAGCTTGATAATTATGCGTTTATATCTTGTAATTTGCATTTAAAGTTTATGATTAATGCTTCCCCCTTTTATTATGGGTTAGGATTGGTTTCATACCAACCTAAACAGGCTTTTAATCAATGTCGAATCTCGACATCAACTGCAAATCGCCAGGCACAATTTGTATCTCTTTCCCAGAGGCCACATGTGTATCTGTATCCTCAAAATTGTCAAGGTGGTGAAATTGTATTGCCCTATGTTAATAATAAAAATTGGATCAGAGTAAATTCTGCGTCCGAATTTGATAACATGGGTGAGATAATAGTCACTGAGATAGTGAGATTACAAAATTGCAACAATGTGACTGGGCAATCTGTGAATGTTACAGTTTTTGCGTGGGCTGAAGATGTTAGACTCTGTGGTCCTACTGTCAATTTGGCCTTACAGTCAGACGAGTATGAAGGTCCTATTTCAGGTCCTGCATCTGCAGTGGCTAAACTTGGTGCAAAATTGAGAGATGTGCCTATAATTGGTAAATTTGCTACTGCTACCACCATTGGAGCTAGTGCCGTTGCAAATATTGCAAGACTGTTTGGCTTTACAAATGTACCAACTTTAGAATCACAGAAACCTCTAAAAAATGATCCATTTTATAATATATCAAGTTCAGACATTTCTACTTGTGTTGATAAATTAACACTTGATCCAAAGAATGAATTAACCATTGATCCACGTGT